AAACTGCACCGATAGTGTTCGGTCCTTGACTGGTATATTCTTGTTTTGATCTGGTTTTGGGTCATATGGCCGCTTCCCTTGGGGGCAAGCTAGTGCTATCATCTCACAAGTCAGCGCCGGTCCAGACCTACTTTTAGGGAGAATCTAGTGCCACAGATTATGATCAAGTCACGGGAGTTTGACGCGGTCGGTGCCAATATCAGAGGAATTCCTCGGATGAAAGTGGAGCACGTACGTGCCGATCTGAAGACTTTGAAGAACCGAGGCGACATTATTGTCACCCAGGAGTTCGGTCTTGATTACTACTGGGCACAGTTTGAGCGCGTGTATATGAAGTCGATCGAGCGCACTTGGGCGTCGTCTCCGAACCACAGGCGCGCGTTTGGTAACCCTATTGAGGGTGCTCAGGCGGTGTTCTGGAAGACGGAACTGTTTAAGCGGATCGACGTAAACAAGGCTCCGTCGTTTGACTTTGACATCTCCACTGCAGGGATCATGAACAACAGGTGGCTGCGAGCGGGGCTTCTTGAGGAGCGGGAGTCGGGGCTTCGCGGACACTTTGGAACGACTCACTTCGTCGTAGGCGGCGACCGCGGCTCGGATTCGCCTCAGCGCAAGCGCTTGATGAGCTCCAACATCGAGCACCTAGATGACTTTTTGAACCGTCTCCGGCACACTGGTGACCCTATCTGGTTCCAGCTGGACGCCAACATTGCACGCGACTCGTCCACCTATCCTCAGTTCAAGGCTATGCTGAACAAGCACAAAGCCAAGGTCCACGGGGTGCCTGGGATCGAGTACTGCTTCACGATCGACTCCCACACTGACACCAAGATGGTCGTAAGGAAAGAGTACGTCATCAGGACTCGCAAGGTAGGTGGGCCGCTTTTCACCGACCACGAGGCGCGCGGCACGAGGATGTATCTCGTGCGGAAGTAGTTTCAGAGAGCTGAACGCCCCCTCTGTATGAGCGAGGGGGCGTTCTTTGTTGTTACTTCTTTCGACCTTTCGTGACACCGAACTGGCCACACTTGGGACAAGTTCCTGTGCCCTTTCCCACAACAGCCTCGTCTATCCCGAGCTGGAACGTAAGAACCTTGCAGTCCTCGTTCTCGCAGAATCCTACAACGCCAACCTTCATTGCTTCACCCCCTTGTGGTGTCTGAATGCACTTGCCGTTACACATGATCGCTCGCATGTTATGAGATCCATCTACTTGCGGATCTACTTCCCACCGGATCAAAGTCGGGTTGCCAAGGTTACACATCTAGTCGTAGACCCTTACCCAATCAACCAGTGTCCGGTAGTCAGACAAGTTGTCTCGCTGGAGATTCTTCCACTCCCACTCGCTAGACAACATGGACAAGATCATTACCTTGGGACGAGACGATAAACCCTCTTCGCACACGCTAGAGACCTTTCCGTCGATCGAGAAAGTGTACCTGTTCTCGGTCCACTCGAGACCATAGACATGCCAGTCTCTGGGGTCGTGAGCAGTATAACTGCGCCAGCCGGTGGGCTTCGCTGGCCACATCGTCTCCGGTGTTCTGTAGTAGACGTTGGACCAAGTCCTAGTCTCAGATCCGAAGTTCTCCACGATATCCACCTCGGAGCCCCCGATGTGATCTGGCTCAACATCTTGAAGCCAGAAGCACGAGTGCGCTCCCTTGGGTCCAAAGAATCGCATGCGAGCTTCGAACTGTCCGAACACAAAAGGCGTATCCAGCACCGACAGATGGGTGGTATAAACAGTCTCTTGGCGTTTGCGCAGGTTAAGTAGCAACCTGCCGTCTATGATCCGACCCTTTCCGTTCCATGCAGGAAGGTCTGGATCTGGAGTGTGACGTGGCTTCCAGCGCTCATCGAACACCGAGAAGTCTGACTCAAACACCAAGCTCATTGTATATCCTTTCTACCCGGTAAGTTCTTGGACCAGTCTGGTTCTGACTCGAGCAATCCTTTCGCTAGCGACAGGCTGCCAGTACTCAAGGATCGGATCAATGAACAGGTACTTTTCAGCAACCGCATTTCTGTTACGACGGCGAGCGGCTTCACGCACAGCCTTGCGACACAATGGGCCTCTGCAGCCAGCATCATAAGTCCTCTTGTTGTGTGTGCGGTTCGAGTACTCTTCGTCAAGGAGTTCCATGATAAGCCCGTTCCACAGTTCGCTAAGCTCACGCTCGGTTAAGCCGTGGTCGATCAGGCTCATAGGCACGTCGGGGGCAATCATGCCTTCACCGACTTATATCGAAGAGAGGGTCTGCCTGGACCTTTTGTCTTGTCGACATCTAGCCAGTCTAAGGCTACCATTGTCTCCAGTGCCTTCTTGATAATTTCTGGGCTGTAGTTCTTTCTCTTCATTCTCAGCGAAAGGTCACGAGCACTTGCGCCGCGACCTGTTGATTCTTCGATCCTTGCTACGTGTCGCAGAATCTCACTAGAGATCTCTGAGATCTGAGTAATTCCGATCTCGGCATTCAGGATCGCGTAGCACTTGATCAGGTAGTTGAGAATTGGCTCGCACCGTTCCACGATTGACTTGTCGGCTTCCGTCTTGCGCTCGTTGGCACAAAGCAGAAGAACCAGACGCTTCATAGTCAGGTCGAGACGAGTAAGCAGGTCTGACTCGTCGTGCTCTTGAATGGGGAAAACTGCTCGGCGTACGAACTTGTCGTACTCGAGAAGTCCGTCTTCGGTGAACCTTATATCGCGCTCAATTCCTGCCCAGCCGCGAATGTTCTTAAGTCTCTCTACAGAAGTTGAAAGATCAACGCGGATAGATGTATGTGAGCCACCCATGACCTCTCTCTTTTTCCTTGGGCCACCAACGAATATCCACCGATTCAAGAAACCTGATGAAGTGTCGGTGCGGCTTAAGAGGGGGCGTACTGCCTTGGGCTGAGTAGAGGCTGTGATGGAACAGAAGGGTTGATATGCCTCGTAAGTGCCACCAGTGTTTGAGCTCGTGCTGATCCGTGGACGGGAGTCTGAGAAAGCCATGATGATCTGCTTGAGTGTTGAGCCGGGTCGTGATGCACGAGCCAGCAGAGCTGCGAACTCGTCGTAGTCCACAATGCCGTTCACAGACGTACGTACTCCCATACCTTTAACAGCAGCCAGGGACGGGTCCGAGGCGATGTGCTGGAACTGATTGATCAGGTTCTCACCTGAAGCAGGAACAGGCACCAACTTACAACCACTGGTATCCAAGCCATTATCCCTAAAAGGAAGAGCCTCCTCGATAACTTCATCGAGCCATGCTCTCGAGCGACTTTTTCCATAGCCAGTGCCTCCGAGCAGGCATACAAGGAGATTACCGTATACGGGACGAGTATCATTAAGAAATACATTTCTTCCCACCGCATGTCCGAGGGCCAGTAGCCCATGCCAGAAGTGATATTCTTCAGGTGAATCGTCGTGTGATGTTGCAATCAAGTAGTCGTGAAGGAAAGTGTCCTCTGGAATGATGTTGCGCCAATCAAGAACTGGGTATCCGATGTTGTCAGCTTCGTCTGGGATAGCCAGCTCGCTGATAGGAATGACTGTAGCGAGCTCTTCGGGCTCTAGTGTCTCGGGAGGAATGATCGTTACTTCTTCCTCCTCTTCCTTCCAAGCCACCTCGACGCCGGCAATCTTCTTGAACCGATAGCCGTAGGACTCAGCCATCTCCTTGCGGAGGTCATGGAAGGTCTTGCCGTCCTTGTAATCAGGCCTTGCGTAACCGAAGTGGATAGCACCGAGATCGTAGACATCGCCGCCTTCTTGGCAGCCGCCACAGAACCACGTCTTCTTGTCGAGGTTCAGCCATGCGCTTGGGTGCGAGTCTCGATGGCCGGGGATCGGGCACGATACCTTCACGCCCTCCTTCTGGCCAGTGGTCTTCTCGTCTACTTCCTTGCCGATCCAGCGCCTGTAGGCGTCTAAGATGTCGATGTTCTCGACGATCTGGTCAATCTGAATATCGTCTTCGGTACGTTCGCCCAGCACGTCTGGAACAAGATCTGGTTCCATCGCTGGGACCGACTGAACGATCGGCTTAGAGGCTTCGAGTTCGATCTTGCGTCCACGGGCAGCTGCGAGTTCTTCTCGCATCTCTGCAAAAGACTTCTTGGGAGCTTCAGTCATGCGGGTCGCCCCATGTAATCTCTTTGAAACCGAAGGAAAGCTGAGAGCCGTCTACGGTCTGTGATGGATTGTTTGCCTTCTCGATCTCTACTGGACCTATTGCTTCTCTGATCTGCAAAGTAGTAGGAGACTCGGTCTTTGTGAGACCGTCCCAGAACTCGCACAGGTCAAGTACACGCTTGATTGCTTGTTCCGTTTCATTCATGCCGACTCAGTCCTTCCGCGAATCCAGTTGCAGAACAAGTGAGTACAAAAGATCCAGACTGGAAAATACTTGCCATCTTCGAGTTCGGGAGAGCAAGGCTTGAGAACGTCAATCTTTTTAGACAAAGGGATTACCTCCCTCAAGAAGCTTGACCGGGTCACTATGCGGCTTGAGCTCGCTTAGTGGTCCGGTCATGTCTACAAAAAAAGTAGGGTCCTTGGGGTTTTTCCAGTTTGTTCCCAGAGGAAGCCTCATAAGGTTGCCGAGTGTCTTTCCGTCAAGGTTGCCTTGCTTGGGGAATACTTCTATGCTGAAGTTCTGAAAGCCGTGAAATGGATCGTTGTTCTTGTGCTGATAGAAGTTCTTGCCTCGCATAGGCTCGAACTCGTCTACCATGTCGAGTACCAGCATGGCAGCCTCACGTACCTCTTGGGCCGGAAGCTTGCCTGTAAAGCCATAGACATGCACTCCCTTGGAGCCTGAATAGGCTACAGCACAGGGAATGTCCAGCTCTACGACCTTCGCGGCCAGTACGTGAGCGAGGTGCTTCATCTGGTACTTGAACCATGATCTTGCTGGTGCCGCCTCCCGGCGGCGATCCATCCACAAGTCACGCAGATTCGTTTCGCCCTTTGCGTCTACGATGCTCGTCACCGAGTTATCTACGTACCAAGCTTCGTCAGCACCATCAGGTGCAGTAGACCAGTCAGGCTGTACTACGTACGATCCGCCTTTTTCGAGGTCAATATCGAAGGCAAAGAGCTTGCACTCGCTTACCTCGGAAAGAAGATAGTGCCCGTACGTTCGCTTGCCTGAGATATGGGCAAGTAGATGGCCCATGTCGAATCCGAGAGGTGCGTGAGGACTATGCAAAAGTCGTTCGGGCTTGATGCGCGTATCGGGGAACCAGTCACCTTGGCTCAACCCTCCTCCGTCTCGATCCAGCTGAATTGCCTTGACATCAGGCCTTGCGATGAACTTTTGGGCGAGTAATTTCGCCAATTCTCGAGACACAGTTCTCCTTGACAGTCCGGCGTGTCGTGGTTGCCGTGTACCACCCTATAGGGGTGAGCGCCCCCGTGTCCACGACCCTCCTTGCCCCAATAGCGCCGATAGCGTAGCCTCAGAGCTTCGTGGTGTTCTCGACAACGTGCCAGTCGAGAGTCCGGCGCTGCGGGTGTTAAGGTGGTCCCCGAGTATCGTCACTCGGGGACCACCGTCGTTTTGTGGCCGGGTCCTTCCCCTATGCGCGGGTGCCCTGTATCCTCGTGACCATTCGCCTACAGCACAGGAGAGGCACATGACCGAAGTCTGGTTCAGAAATCCCCACAATTACGTGCGCGAACTCGCTGAGGTAGGTGGACCTTACAAGATCGTCTGGGATCGCGGCATGTTGATCAAGAAGCGCATTGATCCCATTCTGCACGCCAAGCTTTACTTTGGCGAAGATGCTGACGTGAACATCTTGTGCATTGGAGCACAGGGAACCGCTCACCTTGACCTTGATCACGGTCTGGACAAGCCTCTGGCGGTCTATCCAACCTGGGAGTTTGGCGAGAACTTTAACATTCTCGAAGAGATGGTCTCGTCTCCGATCGGCCTTGATGCAGATGCTTGCTCGGCTGATGTGCCACTAGATGAGCGACCTGTGATTGGCCAGCCGCACATGGTTGTCGTCACGAATCTTCCAAATGCTCAGCTCTCCGCAAACAGGCCCTTCTATAGGCATCTTGCAGAGCTTCAAGAAGAGTATCCCGACTGCGTCATCTTGGCGCATGGTCTGTATTCTTACAGAGTCATGTTCGGTATGGGCCTTGGTGCTGCCGACGTTGAGCCTCGCACGGGTGCTGCGAACGGGAAGGTTATGCTCCCGAACGGCAAGGAGCTTGCTTATGCTCGCACGGTGGGTCAGATGCAGTGGGTCAACATGCTTGGCATGTCTGTCACTGACTTGAAGGAGCCTCGCCAGCGTTGTCTGTTTAACATCAGGGGGGCGATGTGGGCGGGAGATAACTTTACCGAGTCGGTTCGATTCAAGTCTCGTGGAACTACAGTTGTCGACCCCAGTAGCCCAGTCACAACTCTTCCTGTAGTCAAGTCTGGATTCAAAGCCGATTCGAGTGTTGTTAAGTTGGAGGGTGATATGATCACCTGTGACACTTGCAGCCTCTCGGATACCTGTAAAGAGTACCGCGAAGGGGCGGTGTGTACCGTGCGTGGATCAGAAACAAACATTCTTGCGAGCATGTTTAAGTCAAGAGACTCGGGCCAGATCATCGAAGGCCTCGGTGCCATCATGGGCGCATCTGTCGATCGGCTTAGTCGCGGCATCGAGTCCGAGGAAGAGTTTGGAGAGCTTGATCCCGAGGTCACAAAGCTCATGAACCAGGTCTTCAATAACGGTGTCAAGCTTGCGAAGTTGGTTGACCCGACATTGACGAAGCCTTTGGTGCAGATCAACCAAGGCGGCGGATCTGTGCAGCCTATTTCTTCCAAGGAGCTTGGAGCGCAGGTTGTTCGCGCCTTGAACCAGCAGGGCATCGCCACCGAGGAAATTACTCCTGCGATGTTTGAGGGTATGCTTCTGAAGCTTACTGGAGGACCGCAGGCTAATGCTATCGAGGGCCAGTCGGCATGACAACTCCGTTTGATCCCACACGAGCTCTCAAAGAGCTCAAGTGGCTTAAGGAGAACCCGGCCTTCGATGAGATGCCTGGTTCGATGCCGGAGTTTCTTGGCGACGGATACCTGAATATCGAGAAGGGTATCCGTCCCGGCGTTCGCCAAGAATTGATTGAGCTCTTTGGTCCCGAAGTAAACAACAGGCGTATCGCCTTGTATCGCTGGGGCATGTTCACGGGAGCTATCGGAATCGGTAAGACCACGATGGCATCTATCATCTTGCCGTATATGTGCCACTGGATTCTGTGCCTGAAGGACCCGCAAGATTTCTATGACCTCCTCCCTGGTTCGCGCATCGCTTTTATGCAGATGTCCACTAGCGAAGATCAGGCCAAGGAGACCGTGTTCGGTGACATCAAGGCACGCATTGAGCACTCGCCGTGGTTTCAGCGCAACTATCCTATGGACCCGAAGTTTGTAAACCAGATTCGGTTCCCCAAGGACATCTGGGTGCTTCCCGGCAACTCTGCTGAAACAACCTTTGAGGGTTACAATATTCTCGGAGGCATTCTCGATGAGGCAGACTCGCACAAGGTAACAAAAGACAAGGACTACGCCGAGCAGGGCTGGGACACGATTAACTCTCGTATCGACAGCCGGTTCGATGATCGAGGCTTCCTGCTCACGATCGGGCAGATGAAGAAGGCTAGCGGTTTCGCTGCCAAGAAGTACGCAGAGCTGAAGGCGGATACCGAGAACGCCCACACCGTCAGAATGACAATCTGGGAATCACGAGGCTGGGAACACTACGCCAAACTTCCTGACGGAAGCCGTGACTCGTTCTGGTACGACACCAAGCGGAAGGAGATCGTTCCTTCAGGTGCTGCTAGTATCATTGCTAGTGGCAACGTGAACCTGATGGAAGTACCCAATGTCTACCGTAGAAGTTTTGAGAACCAGCCTGAAAAGGCTCTACGTGACCTCGCAGGTATTCCGCCTGCGGCTGGCGACGCTTTTATTTCGCTCACCTACAAGATCGACGAAGCAGTCGAGCGCTGGGCGGAACATTACAAGGTCATCAGTCCGGTCAACAAGGACTCCGTGCGACCCCAATTCGAAGACTGGTTCGTAGCCAACGACAGTCTTAAAAGAGTTATGCACGTTGACATCGCGTACTCTGATCAAGGTGACGCCCTTGGTCTCTCTATGGGTCACGTCTCAAAGTTGGTGGAGTTTGAAGGCGAGTTGAAGCCATACATTACTTTTGACTTCCTTATGCGGATCAAGGCAGCTCCTGGATATGAGATCTTTCTTCAGGACATCAGGCGAATCATTTACGAACTTAAAGACGAACGGAAGTTTCGCATCGCCAAGGTGACTATGGATGGTTTCCAGTCTACTGAGATGAAGCAGCAACTTCGCAAGCGTCGATTCCACACCGACTATCTCTCGGTAGACAAGAGTAAGCTTCCGTACGAAGATCTGCGTGACGCTCTATACGAGGATCGAATCGAGTTCCCTCCGTATATCACTTACCTCAACAGAGGCGACGCAGATACAGTTCAGATTGCCGTCAAAGAGCTCTCGGAGCTTGAGGACCAAGAGCGCAAAGTTGATCACCCTGCTAACGGCTCAAAGGACGTAGCCGACACGATGGCTGGCGTGGTTACAACCTTGATGGGCAATCGGTCTTATCGTCGTACGCTTAGCGGACCAGACGTAGAGGAAACATCTCAGCAGCGTCGTGATAACTTGCAGGCCGGTACAGACCCTTACCGCGACGGTCCTTACCAGATGCCTGGAGGCATGCAAGCGCCTATTCCGCCAAACGTTAACGCAGGCATTAACGGACTTGGTATTCCAGTTCCTCCCCGGCTTCTTCGGGGTTCGGGCTCGCGCGGTAGGTGACAGGAGCCCGGTTTACCCTCTAGTCTCGCAGGCATTGTCTCAACACCGCTGGTCCCCCGTCTTCAGCCCGTCTACGCGCCGGTCTGATCGTGGCGTCAGCCGAGAGGGTAGAGTAACGTGAGCGGACTTTTGGGGCCGAAGGGTGAGCCCATTGATCAGTGGAAGACAGTCCACAACAAGAAGGTAGCACCCCCTCCCACCGGCGAAAAGTACGGTACTTGGGGAGGTCCCGACGTACACATCTTTCAGATGCCCGGCGGCGGTGCAATTCAGTTCGATCTCAACCAGCTGGACTTGAGTGACTATCGCCAGATGCGCGATCACTACCAGATCAGCAGCTCGTTGTCTGTTCTCATGTTTCTGCTTCACCAGCTTGAGTGGCGCATTGTCGTAGACGACAAGAAGCAGCGCGACTTCTATACGGAGCAGATCGAGAACATCTGGACCCCTCTCGTGCGGTCCAAGTCGCAGGCGTTCTGGGCTGGACACTCGCCCAACGTCCTGCAGTGGGAGAACAACGTTCCTGATCGGCGCGTGGAGCTCACGAAGATTAAAGACTTGATGCCGGAGTATTCCGACATTCACTGGAAGACCGTGGACGGCGCTGGGACTAATAAGATCTCGGTCTACGACGGAATCCGAAACTTTGGGCAGAGTAAGCCGATACCGGTAGACAACTGTGTCACAGCTGAGACGCCAATTCTTATGTCTGACTTTTCTTGGAAGAAGGCAGGCGACATTGAGGCCGGCGAGGTTGTTCTCGCGTTTGATGAGAATGAGCGCATAAAGGGACGCAGATACAAGATGTCTCTAGTCGAGGCTAATAGACTCGTAAACGCGGAGTGTGTTACTATCGAGTCTAGGTCTGGTGAGCCTATCACGGTATCTAAGGCGCATCCATTCTTGGTTCGTCGTGGACCACTTTTGACTGGCGACAAGACAACATCCATCTACAAGGACCGATGGGAGTGGGTCAAGGCTGTTGACCTGAAAATCGGCGACAAGATTGGATTCTTTGGCAATCCGTCTCAGCGAGATGAATCTCGCGAAGCGGGTTATGTTGCGGGTATCTTTGATGGCGAAGGTCACTTTGTCACTCAGGGCGGTTCGGTGACGCTTGGGTTCTCACAGCGTCCCGGTGCAGTTCTCGACGAG